CATCTCAAGTGGAGGATCCGTGGTCATCTGGCCCTCACATGTCCATGAAAAAGATATAAATGATATGGTTCTTGCTGGACATGACGTTCAGAGTATAGTAGAATCAAACATATATAAAGGACTAGAAGCAAATCTTAAATTTACAAATTGGAAGAGAATATGACCAACGGCATCAAAGTTAAGAAACGTAATGGTAGAGGAGAAGAACCTCTAAACCTAGATAAGATGCATATTATGGTAGAAGATGCTTGTAAGGGCATTGCAGGTGTATCTGCATCACAGGTAGAAATACAATCAGGAATTCAGTTCTATGATGGAATTACGACGGAAGAAATCCAGGAGATACTTATTAAGTCTGCTTCTGATCTTATCGATCTTGATCATCCTAACTACCAGTTCGTTGCTGCTAGGCTTCTTCTTTTTGCTTTAAGGAAAAGTCTTTATGGCAAAGTGCGAGAACTACCCAAATTGGAGAATCATATTTATGATTGCGTTGCTAAGGAAGTTTATGACGCTGGACTCTATGACAAGTATTCAAAAGAGGAAATTGAGAAGGCAGATGGATATATTGATCATAGCAGAGATTTTTTGTTTACATATGCTGGTCTTAGGCAGGTCGTAGATAAATATCTCGTACAAGATAGGAGTACAGGAAAGGTTTACGAGACTCCTCAACAAATGTATATGATGATCGCATTGACGATCTTCGCAGATTATCCTAAACAAACGAGGCTTAATTATGTCAGACGCTACTACGACGCAATCTCCCGTCACAAACTCAACATCCCAACGCCCATTATGGCAGGTGTCAGAACACCCATTCGCCAATTTGCTAGTTGTGTTCTGGTTGATATTGATGACACCCTCGATAGTATCTTTAGCAGTGATATGGCTATTGGGAAGTACGTTGCACAACGTGCTGGCATTGGTATTAACGCAGGAAGAATCCGAGGAATCAACTCTAAAATCAGGGGTGGAGAGGTTCAGCACACAGGTGTTGTACCCTTCCTTAAGAAATTTGAATCTACTGTCAGATGCTGTACTCAAAACGGCATTAGGGGCGGCTCAGCCACTGTCCACTTTCCTATCTGGCACCAAGAAATTAGTGACATCTTGGTACTCAAAAACAATAAAGGAACAGAAGACAACCGTGTCAGAAAACTTGACTACTCCATCCAGTTAAGTGCGTTATTTTACCAACGCTTTATCGACAATAAGGAAATCACGCTTTTTTCCCCTCATGATTGTCCTGGGTTGTATGAGAGTTTTGGGACCGATAAGTTTGATGATTTATATTGCCGTTACGAATCAGATGAATCCATCCCAAAAACAACCATTGGAGCCCAAGAACTTATCCTCGACCTATTAAAGGAGAGAGCAGAGACTGGAAGAATCTATATTATGAATATAGATCATTGTAATACTCATTCTTCTTTTAAGGATAAGGTAAGTATGAGTAATCTTTGTCAAGAAATTACTCTACCAACTTATCCTATTGGTCATATTGATGATCATTTAGGAGAGATTGCTCTTTGTATTCTTTCTGCTATTAATGTAGGTAAGATTAATTCAGATAAAGAATTAGAGGAGTTATGTGATCTTTCAGTACGTGGATTAGAGGAGTTAATAGACTACCAAAGATATCCTGTAAAGGCAGCAGAGATCGCTACAAAGGCACGTAGAAGTCTAGGAGTAGGTTTTATAGGTCTTGCACACTATTTGGCAAAACTTGGATTTAAGTATGAATCCCAGGAGGCATGGGATGCTGTTCATGGATTGTCTGAATCATTCCAATATTATCTTTTAAAGGCATCAAATAAAGTTGCACAAGAGAAAGGTCATTGTGAAAACTTTGGACGTACTAAGTATGCTGATGGAATCCTTCCTATAGATACATATAAGAAAGACGTAGACGAAATTTGTTCACAACCATTACAACATGATTGGGAATCTCTTAGGACATCTATCTCCGAACACGGTCTTAGGCACTCAACACTGTCTGCACAAATGCCATCGGAGAGCAGCTCCGTTGTGTGCAATGCCACAAACGGAATCGAACCTCCTAGAGATTACTTGTCCGTTAAGAAATCAAAGAAAGGGCCTCTTAAACAGATTGTTCCCTCCTATGGGTCTCTAAAGAATAATTACACCTTATTGTGGGATATGCCGAACAACGAAGGGTATATAAATATTGTCTCTGTAATGCAAAAATTCTTTGATCAAGCAATTTCTGGTAACTGGTCTTACAACCCAGTTCACTTTGATAATGCAGAAGTGCCTGTTAGCGTAATGGCACAAGACCTATTGACAACATATAAGTATGGATGGAAGACTAGTTATTATCAGAATACTCATGATATGAAGACTGATGAGGCTGAAGAACCAAATTTAGAAAATTTACTTTCTGAATTAGAAAACGCTAATGAAGAGGAGTGTGAATCCTGTGCCATCTGATGTAAAAGGTATGACCGTCTTTAATACAAAAGATGTTGATACTAAAAAACAACCCATGTTCTTTGGTGCTCCTCTAGGAGTACAAAGATATGATAACTTTAAGTATCCTCAGTTTGAGAATTTAACTAAACAACAGTTAGGATACTTTTGGAGACCAGAAGAAGTTTCATTACAGAAAGATCGTGGAGATTATCAAACGCTTCGGCCAGAGCAACGGCATATCTATACCAGTAACCTCAAATACCAGATTATGCTGGACTCCGTACAAGGTCGTGCTCCTGGTATGGCTTTCTTGCCATACTGTTCATTACCTGAGCTTGAGTCATGTATGGAAGTTTGGGCATTTATGGAGATGATCCATAGTAGATCATATACTTATATAATTAAAAATATCTATTCAGATCCATCTGATGTATTTGATAAGATACTTTCTGATGATCGTATATTAGAACGTGCTTCTAGTGTTACTGAATCATATGATCAGTTTATTAATTATGCACAGGAGTATGGGCAGAGTAGTGCTTGGAAATCTGATATGAGAGATCATCCTAATTCAGAATGGACAATTAAAGATCTTAAAAAACATTTGTATAGGGCAGTCGCTAATGTTAACATCTTGGAAGGTATACGTTTTTATGTTAGTTTTGCTTGTAGTTTTGCATTTGGTGAACTTAAACTTATGGAAGGGTCAGCTAAGATTATATCCCTTATTGCACGAGACGAGAACCAACACCTCGCATTAACTCAGAATATTATAAACAATTGGAGAAAGGGTGATGATCCAGATATGGTTGAGATAGTTAAGGAAGAAGAGCAATGGACATATGAGATGTTTGATAAGTGTGTGAATGAAGAGAAGAAATGGGCAGAGTATTTGTTTAAGGATGGAAGTATGATAGGATTGAATGATAAACTTCTATATCAATATGTTGAGTGGGTTGCTAATCGAAGACTTAGATCTATAGGACTTAAACCTCAATATGATATTCCTGCAAAGAATAATCCATTACCTTGGACAGAGCATTGGATTAGTTCTAAGGGTCTCCAGGTAGCACCACAGGAGACAGAAGTAGAGTCTTATGTTGTTGGTGGAATCAAGCAAGATGTTAAAAAGGACACATTTAGTGGATTTAAATTATAGTTTGTAGTTAAATAGAGGAAAGTAAATGAGACCAAATCCCCCTTTCCCATCGCATCCTGAATATATGAATGGCAGACTTAAAAAGGTAGATATGACTGCTAGATTAAATTGTATTAAGAATGGTCTTGCTAATAAGAGTTGGTATCCTGAATGGGATGAACGTCAGAGAGGTGCAGCCCAACGCATTCTAAATAATGCATTGGATGTCCTTGACGAGTATGACTATTAAGTATGAGAATCCTTGGAGATATAATAAAAGGGTATTTGAGTCTACAGATATAGGAGAATATTTTGGATTTGTATATCGTATCATAAATAATACTAACGGAAGAGAATATATTGGACGCAAGTACTTTTGGAAATTCAGAACTCCGAAAGGAAAGAAACGTAAAGTAAAGTCTGAATCTGATTGGAAGAAGTATTATGGGTCTTGTCCAGAACTTAAAGAACAGGTGGAACAACTGGGTAGATCTTCTTTTAGCAGAACTATCCTCAGCTTACATAAAACAGCTGGCAAGACAAACTTCGAGGAAACAAGACAACTGTTCGTCAATGGAGTCCTTACCGAAGAGCTTGACGATGGTACGCCCAGGTACTATAATAGCAACATCCTCTCAAGATACTTCAGAAAAGATTATTATGGAAAAGACGACTGAAGACATTGTTGGTCATGTTCGTGATTGGGTTTTAGATAAAGTTGATATCCATAATGAAGATGTTCTTCCCGAAAATATGATGGCAATTCATGAAGAGTTTGATGAGTGGATTCATATAGAAGATGTTGATGAATTAGAAATAATTTCATTAGAGCACATCGAAGATTACTTAGCAGAGTAATTGCTATATATTAATACTTTTTAAAATGATATGAAAATTTTTCTTGACACTGCGGAAACTGATATTGTCCGTAAACACTATAAGACTGGACTTATTGACGGTCTAACTACTAATCCAACTCTTATTCGTAAGAGTGGTAGACTTCATGAAGATGTATACCAGGAGTTTAAGGAGATTGGTGTTACTGATCTTAGTATGGAAGTGATTGGTAGTAAAGAGAATATGATTTCTGAAGGTAAGAGACTCTCCAAAAAATTTGGTAAGTTAGCAACTATTAAAGTTCCATGTACTGTAGATGGTCTTATTGCTTGTAAAGAACTGACTGATAATAGTATTCGAGTTAATGTAACTCTTATCTTTTCAGCAGCACAAGCAATTCTTGCAGCAAGAGCAGGTGCTACATATGTTTCACCTTTTGTTGGAAGAGTAGAAGATAATTCATTTGATGGTGTTGCACTTATCAAAGAGATTGCTTCACTATATAAGAAGCAGAACATAGAGACTAAAGTTCTTGCTGCTTCCCTGAGAGATGTGCATAGTGTTTCTAGATGCTATGAGGATGGTGCAGATATTGTAACGATGCCACCAGGAGTATTTGAGAAAATGTATAAGCACATTTTAACAGACAAAGGTTTAGATCAATTCGATAAGGATTACGAGGAAAGTATCAAGTAAAGGACAATGATTATTGTAAGATGTAAAGAGTGTAATAGTGAAATAAAGAGCAGCCCTCAAACACAAGTATGTGGCTGCTCTAAT